AACCCTTGTGATCCTCCTGATCCTAATCCTGATCCTACTCCAACACCTGTCCCTGTTATAACAGATTGTTATTCTGGTACTATCGTTGGTAAAATTTATTATTATACAGGAACCTCATATACTGAATATGATGATTTAGTAATTGCAACATTTAGATCTAGAGGTGAATCATTTTTTGACGCCGATGATGGAGGTCCTAAATATGAAGTTACCGCTTTGACTAGTGTTAATATGATAACAACAGGTAATTATTCAAATGTTCTTAAGAATCCATATAATATTTTTGGTTTAAGTGGAACAACTAGATTCGGAAAGAATTTCTTTTTTGAGACATCATTCCAATCAAGTGATGTGAATTACTTAACAAAAGTATTTGGACAAACAAATTTTGGAAAACCAAAAGGAGAAGTTCCTCTATTCGTAGAAGAAAATTATCCGGCTCTCCTTAATTATGGTTATATGAAAGGGTTTATACGTGGACTTAGTCCTAATATTTTAAGATTACCCGCTGGAAGACCTGGTGGACTTGATCCTATATTTTTAAATAATGAGTCCATTGGATGGTATTTGGAGAAATATCAGTCACCTTCTACACCATATATAGTTTCTGAATTAAGAGGTAATAAAGTTTATCCTTTGTTTAAATTCATAACTATTTCTGATGGTGACGCGGCCAATACTCAAGTAAAAGCATCAATAATTAATATTTCATTTGATCAAGGTAATTTTGATGTGGTAATACGTGATTATTTTGATACCGATTCAAATCCTGTTGTTGTAGAAAAATTCACAAACTGTAACATGGATCCTTCTTCAAATGGGTATATTGCAAAGAAAATTGGTACCTTAGATGGAGAATACGAATTGAGATCTAAATATGTTATGGTCGAAGTTAATGTAGAAGCACCTGTAGATGCGTTACCTTGTGGATTTGATGGTTATGAGACTAGACAATATTCAACAAGTAGATCACCTTTTGCACTCATTAAGAGTGAATACTATTTCCCTGGACAAGTTATTTTCGACCCACCATTTGGAGCGGCTTCAGGAAATAATGACGCAAGAGTTTCTCCTGGTGATAAATTACGTAAAACTTTCTTAGGATTTTCTACCGATTTAGGATATGATCTTTCTTTCCAAGAATATAAAGGTAAAGTTCCTCCATTCGATCCTTGTTCTTTAGATGGTGGACAATGGGGTTATAAAACTAGAGGATTCCACATGGATAAAGACGCATGTCAAATAAAAATTCCAGCAGGATTCATAACTTCAGGTGAACCGGCTTTCTATTGTGGAGCGGTAACTTTCCAATCAGATCCTGAAAATAATTCTGATCCATATTTTTATCTATACGCTAGAAAGTTCACTGTTTTATTTACAGGTGGATTTGATGGATGGGATATATATGGTAAATCTAGAACAAACACAAATGATTATAGATTGGGTGGTTCTAAATATTTGAAAGGTGCAAATCCTGATTGTTCAGTTAGATATCCTAACGCGACTGGTTGGGGATTCTTTAAACAAATAGCGGTTGGTGATAATGAAACCGATTGGGCTAATACTGATTACTACGCTTATCTTTTGGGTATAAGAACATTTGCTAATCCAGAAGCGGTTAATATAAATGTATTCGTAACACCTGGTATTGATATCTTCAATAATGATAATTTAGTGGAAGATACAATTGAAATGATCGAAACTGAAAGAGCGGATTCAGTGTATATAGTAACTTTACCTGACTATGATATGTTCGCACCTACAACAGGATTCGATTCTGATAGAATCTATCCACAAGAAGCTGTTGATACATTATTTGAAACAGGAATTGATTCTAACTACACGGCAACATATTATCCATGGGTGTTGACAAGAGATACTGTAAATAACACACAAATTTACATACCTCCAACTGCCGAGGTTACAAGAAATCTTGCACTTACTGATAACATATCTTTCCCATGGTTCGCAACCGCTGGTTATACAAGAGGTATAGTTAACTCGGTTAAAGCCAGAACTAAGTTGACTCAAGAAGATAGAGATATTCTTTATAAAGGTAGAATTAATCCTATCGCCACTTTCTCTGATGTTGGAACAGTAATTTGGGGTAACAAAACCTTACAAATTAGAGAGAGTGCTTTAGACAGATTAAACGTAAGAAGACTATTACTACAAGCAAGGAAACTTATATCTGCAGTATCTGTTAGACTTCTTTTCGAACAAAATGATCAGATTGTAAGACAACAATTCTTAGATGCGGTCAACCCAATTTTAGACTCAATAAGAAGAGATAGAGGTCTATATGATTTCAGGGTAACAGTATCTTCTGATCCTGAAGATTTAGACAGAAATCAGTTGGTTGGAAAAATATATATTAAACCAACAAGATCATTAGAATTTATAGATATAGAATTCTTAATTACACCAACAGGTGCTTCTTTTGAAAATATCTAATAATTTATCTAACAAAAAAACCTCCTTTTTGGAGGTTTTTTTTTATTAATATATTTATATGTATATGAATAAAAATATATTTGAAGGATTTACACCCGAGGGGTCTCCTGATTCTAAATATTACGCTTTTGATTGGGATGATAATTTGTTATATATGCCTACCAAAATTATCGTTAGAGATGAAGAGGGTAATGAAGTTGGAATGTCTACAGAAGATTTTGCACATTATAGACATATAATAGGTAAAGAAGATTTTGATTATGAAGGAAAAAAAATAGTCGGATTTGCGGAGAATCCCTTTAGATTCTTTCGTGAAGAAGGGAATGAAAATTTCATAATAGATTCATTAATTGCAAAAACAGGACCCGCATGGGAAGATTTTGTCGAAGCAATAAACAACGGATCAATATTTTCGATAATAACCGCTAGAGGACATAATCCCGAGGTTCTTAAAGAATCAGTTAAAAACCTTATTTTATCAAATAAAAACGGATTATCAAGTCATGAACTTATAAAAAGTTTAAAAAAATATAGAGATATAGGAGAGGACGAAGAACTATCAGATATAGAAATAATCGAAGAATATTTAAATATGTGTAAATTTTATCCTGTAACTTTTGGACAAGGATCGGCGGCAAACCCTGAAAAATTAAAACAAGATGCCGCTATCGAATTTCAAAATTATGTAAAAGAAGTTTCTGCTTATATAAATAAAAAGGCTTTTTTGAAAAATAATATAAGGAATTTATTTCTTCCTAAACTAGGATTTTCAGATGACGATCCAAAAAATGTAGAAAAATGGAAAGAAACATTTAAGGATGATCCTAGTGTTAAAATATATTCTACTACTGGAGGAAAAAAGAAAGAAGTATAGAAAAAATTAAAAAATTAAAAAAAAAGTAAATAGAAAATTTTTTTCGACATATTTATATGAAAAAATAAATTAAATTAAATTAATAACAAATGGCCGATTTACTAATGAAAATGCCGATTCCGTATGAACCGAAAAGGCAAAATAGATTTATAATGAGATTTCCTTCTAGTTTAGGAATTAACGAGTGGTACGTTGAGTCTGCAGCTAGACCTCATATAACTATCGGAACCACAGAGATTCAATTTTTGAATACATCAACATATGTAGCGGGTAGATTTACATGGGGAACTATAAATGTGAAATTCAGAGACCCGATTGGTCCTTCGGCTTCACAAGCACTTATGGAGTGGGTTCGTTTATGTGCGGAATCCGTTACAGGTCGTATGGGATATGCTGCGGGATATAAAAAGAATGTTGATCTTGAAATGCTTGACCCAACTGGTGTAGTTGTTGAAAAATGGATTTTAGAAGGTGCTTGGTTATCTGATGTTAACTTTGACAGTGTGGCATATAATACAGATGGATTGGCATCAATTACCGCAGTATTAAGACCAGATCGTTGTATCTTAGTTTATTAATATTATTTACTTTATTACTATTGTAATTTAAAATTAAAAGTAGGGATAAAATACCTACTTTTTTTTATGGAACACGATATCAAACAATATGGACAAATGAATTTCTCTTTACCTCATGATGTGGTTCAATTACCAACAGGGGGTATTTTTTATAAAAGTAAAAAGAAAAGTGTCAAAGTTGGATATTTGACAGCGTCAGATGAGAATGTAATTTTAGCTTCATCTTCTAATCCAACTAAAGAACATGTTATAATGTCTCTAATAAGAAATAAATTATATGAAACGGATATAAGACCTGAAGAACTTTTAGAAGGGGATATAGAAGCTATAATGATTTTTCTTAGAAATACATCATTTGGTCCTGGTTATACTATAAGTTTGGTAGATCCTGCAACAGAAAAAAGATTCGAAACTGAAGTATTATTAGATGAATTAAATATAAAAAAACCTGAAGTATTACCTGATGAAAATGGATTATTTACAACTAAACTCCCTAAAAGTGGAGTTACAGTAAAATTAAAACCTTTAACATTCAGTGAAAACTATGATTTAGCCATACAAGCTGAAAACTATCCTGTAGGTAGGATTGTTCCAAGAATTACTTGGAAGTTATCAAAACACATAGTTGAATTAGATGGTAATACAGATAAGGG